AAATAAGAACTTGGTACGAGGGGCAAGTTCGTACCCATTGGTTAAGAAGGTTTTACTGGCGTGGGCGTAATCTTTTAATCCGTCTGCGCCAATAAATCCTTTTAAAAAGTCTTGCCCAAAACTCATCGGCTGTTAGCCTGCACCTGTAGCAACGTCTCCGACTGTGCGTCCAACTGTTGCTCCAACACCGGCGCCATCGCTACCGGTTGGTGTTTGCACAGCATTATCAAAAGCAATAGTCATTGCTACAGTAGCAGCTTCGCTTGAAGCATAGTTCATGTCGCCATAGTTTACTGCCTTTAAATAGCAACCGTAGATTTCCCAGGTTTCTAAAGAAGTTGGTGTATATGTACCATTGCCTCCATCAAGGACTTCAAATTTAGTAGTAAATTTATAGTCAATACCAGAAGCAGCACTTGCTTGTTCCATAAAATCTAATTGTTTTTGTAACTGTTCACCGACTAATCTAGATACATTTCCGCCTGCGTCGTCGCGTATGTTACACGTTAAATCGTCCCAGCTGTGTTTGCCAGCCAGTTTGATTTTTGAGTTATACACATCCAATACCATTTCTTCAAAACTAACTGAAGGGCGTGTGAAATCCATGACCTGTTTGGTTAATTCTGTTCTTGGTGTTGATACACCAAAGTTTTCAAATGTCACTCTAAAGCGATATTTTAATTTAGGCATCAACAGACCCTGATTTGGATTACTTTGGTCTGATCCAAACGAACCTGGCAAACGCACCGACATATTAGTTAGCATTTTGTTCTCCTGTTATACAATGTTATACATTTATTTATGGCCTTTAGGGCTGGAAAAAAATAGGGCTCAAAACAGGCCCTATCTTCTTTACTGTCATCGTTGATTAACTCGCTGTAGCCACTGTTGACAAGCTACTTGAAATTTCTCCAGTGTTCTTGATGCGCAATGGAATGTAAATAAATTCAACTGCTTTGACTGGCTCAATCGCAATGTCAACATACAATTCGTTGGCATCAATGCGTGTTGGTGTATTGTTGCTCAAGTCACAAACCACTAGGTAATCATAGATACCGCGCTTGTTTACCAAGTCAATCATCAAACTGTCAATGGAGTTCTTGATCTCATTTCTGGTGATTTGATCGTTGGGTTCAAACAAGAATGTTTTGGCAATTTCTGTCAATCTACCGCGAATAAATGCCACCAAACGTGCTACGTTGATACGATCCAATGCAGATGTAACACTGGTAGCAGTTTTGTTACCAAAGTTGGTGATACCAATGCCAGGAACAAATGTAATTGGATTGATATCTTGTTCGTACAATATGTCACGCAGACCCTGGCGTACACCAATTGATTCAAATTCACCTGTTACTGAATTAACATAACCAATGCGTGCAGCATTGTCAATCACACCGCGACGTGTACCAGCCGGTGCCAACCATGGAAATGCCACTTCGTCACTGCGAATAATAGTACGGATCATCATGTGGCTTGGTGGTTGTACCACCGGTGAGCCTGATAGATCTGTTGTTTGGCAACTTGGATAGAACACTCCCAAATACACATCAGAGACGTTTAAGCCATCTTCTGTTGCAGTACCAGCTCCGCCATTGTTGGTTGCCCAATTGGTAATTTCTGCACTGTCTGGGCCCAATCTCAATGGTGTATCACCTATGACAAATGCTGTGTTGTTACGTTCGTTGTTGAGTGCAACCATGTTCATCATTAGTTCTGGATATTGCGGACATGCAATCAAGTTGAATTGACGTTGTTCCTCGCGAACCTCAACGTTGGCATCAATACCAGCTTTGAGAGCTGCAACTATCAAAGCACGCTGAGCCTGACGGCCCATATAAGGTGCTCCGTCGGCTTTGTTGCCCGATGCGGTTACCCATGCATTGGTTTGTGTGGGCAATACCTCATCTGGGAAATCAGTGGCATTGAAATAATCTACCTGGAATGATTTGACGTTGAATCCTGAACGGCGTGTGTTGAACAGCAACATGCCCTGTGGATATAAACTAGGATCTGGAGCATCTAGGTCCAAATAGTTCGAAGTCAACAAACTTGTGATTGATGGAATAGCTCCTGTGATTGGATCAGTTGTGCCATTGGTTGCCCAACGTGCATCGCTAAACAATACACCATTTTCTGTGGTTTGATCTGTGTTGTCCAATGTTACCCACTGGTCAACTCCATCGACCAAACTCCAGCGATTGATCACTGGATAGTTTTCTAAATCGCTGGTATCAATCCATAGGTCGCCATACTGCAACGGACTCAGTGCTGTGTTGTTTTGAGTTGTGGGTGCTGTTGCACTGAACTGTGGTCCTGAAGCGTTGGTTAGACTTAAATTGTCACCACGTACATCGTTTGTAACATTTTGATAACCAAACCATGCTCCATTGTTTTGAATCATGATATCAGCTTGATTTGTGGCTGAGTAGTACCACAAACGACCATCTGCTGGATCCTGATCTGGCGTTGTTGAACTAGCTGTGTAGGAGAATCCAATTGAATCGTTAGTAAAGTTAGAGAGTGCTATTCCATTCTGAGTAGCACGAACTCCTTCAACTGCTGTAGTAAATCCAGCAGATGTCAGTGGCGTTCCTGTACCATTTGTCATGTTAATTTCACCACCAGCAGAATGTGTAAACACAATTGCGCCATCGCTATTGATACTGGCGCTGACATACGGAACCGCAGCTGCTGATACTGCTGCTACAAAGTCAGCTGCTGTGGTTCCAAGGATGGTAGCTGTAACATTTGTCGACACTGTGGATGATCCAGGTGCAGTTGCATTAATTGTAAATGTGTTGTTGATTACAAAAGTTGGACTGATGGTATTTCCGGTGATCACCGTTGCGCCCGATGCAAATGATTCTAAGATAACCAAACTCAAGGTGTCAGGAGAATTATAGGTTGGATTTAATCTAGCAAAAGTAGTTCCCACTGGGATATTTTGGCCGCCGCCACTTGGATCTAAGGCATAAATGGCATCTGCAGTTGTGGCATAAATTGGACAGGCCTGTTGCACAAATGTACCAAGCGTTGAATTGAACTTCTTGATCACAATGTTGGCACCAAGATTTACATTGGTTGTTTTTTGCCATACTGATCCAGTTGGCTCTGGAGTTGTTTGACTAGAACCCCAGCGTGGTACTGTGTAGTGTGGGCTGGCCTGGAATGCAGGAGCAAAATAATAAGTTGAGCTGGCAGTGGCTGTAATACCTAAACTTGCCAATGGTGTTCCTGATCCGTTGTCAATTTCAACAATGCCTTCGCCTAATGTACTGCCATCTGCTTCGGCAGTTGAGTCTGCATAGATTGTTAATTTGCCATCAATTGTGGCAGCATACACACCAGTGATTGCGGCACTGTTAATTGAATTTGCTAGTGTATTAACTGTGGAACCGTTGGTAATAGTAACAGTAGTTCCATTGATGATGATACTGCCAGCACTGAGAGTTGCAGGAGCCAATGTGCCTTGGATCGTGGGCCACGCTGTTTTCCATTCGTCGCTGCCAACCTGTACCCAGGTATTGTACAAATCACTGATTTCCGTGGCACTGGTTTGCGTAGCAGTTGCACCGCCACGCTTGAAATAACCTGGATTGTTTAGATTTGTTGCTGTGATTGCATAATCACCAATACTGCCGATACTTTGAAGTGGTACTGTTGAACTTGGCTCTAAATCTGCTGTGCTAGTAATTACCAATGGTACTTGATTGGTAAATGCGCCTGTGGTAATATTCCATTGGAAAATGCCCCAAGCAGTGTTGGCTGTATCTAACCAGTATGTTCCGTTGTCTGGATTACCGGTTGGGCGTGTTAAGGTAGCAGTAAGTTCTGCCAAATCAATGTCAGCACGTTGAATATAAGCACGGTTAGTCACACCCAATGCTGAATAAGCGGCCAACAATCCGTATTCGTTTAGCTCGTAGCCGTTGATCGGTGTACCAGCTGTGGTTTTGTAAAAGAATGGATTGCCAAATGTAGCAGCCAAATCACGTTGACTGTCAATCAAGTACACTCTGTTGGCATTGGCTGCCAAGGTACCTGCGGCAACACCTGCGCCTGTGCCAGAAATTTTGTTCTGTGCAGTAGCAATCAAAATGTAAGGGACCGAGTTGGTAGCTGCTGGAATATATTGACTTTCGTCAATAACGGTAACTTCTACGCCTGGTGATAATAGTGCCATGGTAATTCCTTTTTCTAAGTTATAGATATTTATCGGATTGCCTAAAAAGAGTCATGTATTGTTGCCCTTTGCCAAAGGTTTTGTGTTAAATACAGTATGCAAAGACCTTTGTGCCCTGCTTGTCAGCAACGATTGTGTGCTGTAAACTACTACAGCGTTGGTGTACCACACTATCGCAGTAGGTGCGAGACCTGCATTAAGAAAAATAAAAAAATCAAGCCACCGGTGCCCACATGGCAAGCAGCAGGCTACAAGAAAAAAACCACATGTGATCGATGTGGTTTTAGATCAAAATATTCAGCACAGTTATTGGTTTACTATGTGGATGGCAATTTGCACAATGCCAATTTAAGAAACTTAAAAACTGTGTGTTTGAATTGTACTATTGAAATTCCGCGCCTGGACTTGCCTTGGCGAGCAGGAGACCTTGAACCAGATCAGTGATTTGAGTGTACAGATGATCTAGAGATCCATTGTTGTCCAGCACTGCGTCAAAGTCAGTGCC